GCCGGACAGGAATGCGGCGCGCTTGACGCTGGCCGAGAGGTTCGCCGCCTCCGCGTCGCCGCGACTGTCAAACGGCATCAAGCTAAACGCCTGCGCGGCTTCTGCTGACTGCTGCGCCTCTGTTGCGGCCTCCTGCGCGGCGTGGACGAGCGTCGGCGTCAGGGTCGGCTCATTGTTGACGTAGGTCACGACCAGCTTTCCCAGATCTTCGGTCGCCTTGTCGGGCACGATGATGCGCCCTTTCCGGGATCGCCTCAGCCCGTCCGGGCCTTCGTAGGTGATAAGGTAGCTGCTGCCCGTGGTTCCGAGCACGTTGCGAAAGAGGTCCACGCTGATCGTGCCATCAGCCTGCACCACGGCCACCGCCTCGTGGTCGTTGATGATGATCTGATTGTCCGTCACGTCCCATTTATCTAGCTCGAAGATAAACTTCCCGCCCGATGCGGACTCGGCCGTGATCTTCTGGGCGTTGCCGGTGACGGTGCAATAGGTTCCCGCGTCAGCCATTCCTCAGCTCTCCTCGTCGTTATATTTGTATTTCTCGCCGTCCCACAGCATCCCGACACCGACGCCCTCCGGCGCTTCGGGAAGGTCCGCGTATTCCGGGGGCAGGTTGTCGGGGTCGGCGACAATCACGTTCGCAACCCGGTTGCCGTCCATGATCATCAGCCTCATTGGTAGACCCTCACGATTGCTTGTCCGTCGCCGCCGCCGGCGGAACGGGCGACCGTGTCACCGGACCCGCCGCCGCCGCCGGGTGTTTGCCCCGGCCCTGCCGGGTCTGTTCCGGCGCCGCCTTGCCCACCTGTGCCGCCATGCACGGACCGACCGCCGTCAAAGGGTGAACCGGCGGCATTGTAGCCACCACCGCCAGCACCGCCGTTCACCGCATCACCACCTGCGCTGCTTAAGCCACCGCCGCCACCGCCATCCGGGGTCTTGGCATGACCGTCGTCGGCATTGACCGTCACGCCGTTTGCCACATCGCCGCTGTCACGAAATCCGCCGCCGATCAGGCCACCATCGGCACCGGCCTCGTGCTCTCCCCCGCCGCGACCGTTGTTGCCCGGCTCAGCACCGCGCGCCCCGCCGTAGGCCGTTGCGAGTGCCCCGAAAGACGTGTTGCCGCCGTTCGCGTCCGCGGCGCCCCCGTCAGCCACGGAAACAGTAACGGTCGCGGGCAGATCGCCCGCGCGCCACTGCTTGCGGACGTATGCGCCGCCACCACCGCCGCGCTGATTCGTGCTTCCGCCACCGCCGCCGCCCCAGCCCCGGAACTCCACGATCGCGTCGGGCGCGTAGACGTTTTCCCAGACGCCTGTCGTGGTGAATACCTCGGTGACGATGCCCGAAATGTCCTCGCCGGTCTGGGTCAGGACGCGGAACCCGGACCCGTCAAACCGCAAGAGATAGTCGGTCCCCGCCACGAGATCGCTGGCCTCAAGCGTGGTGCCTGCCCGGTCCACGACCGGCTGCGCGCCGCGCCCGTCGATGTCCAGCGTCACGGGGCCGGTGTTGTTCGCGGTCGGGCGGAGCACGAACTTCATGCCCGCAACGAGCCCGGAGGGTGGGACCTCGAACGGCTCGGCCGTGGCGGTGATATTGTCAGCCGTGCCCCCGACGCCAGTCAGCCGCAGCACCGCTGCGTTGATCAGCGCGGAGACGAAAGTGTCGTACTGATCGAGAAACTGCTGGCCGCTCGGCGCCGGCACGGATGTGTCGCTGTAGATGGTGGTGGGGTCTATTGCCATAGCTCGGGGGCCTCCGGGACTGCGGTGATGGTCCACTTCGACAGGCTCTTGGGCCTCATCTCGATGACGATCAGCCTGCGATATTCTGCTTGGATCGGGCCGATCGCGGCGATGTCGCCGAAATCAATCCCTTCGATCTGCGCCGGCGTGACGAGGTCGACCCAACCGCCCCCGGCAGGTGTCACGGGGTGGATGCTGGACGGCTTGCCCGTGGGGCGCACCACCAGCCCGTAGGTGGCGCCTATGAGGCGCATGTCGTCGATCGCGGTCAGGTCGTCGATGTCGTCCCACGCCGGGGCGGTCGGCATTGTCGCGACGTTGTCGAGCAGCACGGAGGTGACATTGCCCTGGGCGTCGAGGCGATGCTCGGCCAGGCGACCGGACACAAGACGCTCCTGCAGGATGTCGCTGGCCACGCCGATGAGAGAGCCGCGACGACATCGGATCGCATCGCTGGGCGCATCGAAGCTGTAGTAGACGGCCCGATGGCGCGCGCTGTCGAGGTCGTATTGCAGCCGCGCACGAACCGCCTGCTCTGTCACCAGCCCCTCGATCCGCACCTGCTCGGTGCGCACCGCCTCTGGCGGATGCACGATCTGGCGCACCTCGTAGTCACGATCGGCATCGGCAAAGCTGGCCCGGAAACCGCCAGGCAGCCGCGGATAGCCGCGCGACCAGCTAAAATTCGCCATGTTTTGTGCCGTGAACATTTGCACCGGCGTCTCGCCGCTGCGGTCCCGGTCGCGCACGACGCCGATCTTTTCCGACTGGTAGAGCTGAGCGTAGCCCGTCCCGGCCACGATCCGCGCCGCATCGGCAACCGATCGCCCTTCGAGGACCGCGTTGCAGCTCCAACCGGCATCGCGGAAATCGCGCAACCCCTGATCGTCAAGCACGACCGCCGGCAGCGGGGTCGAATTCTGCGGCCCGACGAGAATGTCGCGCAGGTGTGGCGCCGGGTTGTCCGTTACTTTCCAGTCAGCCCATTGCGTCCCGTCCCAATCCCGCACATAGCCGCCGGCAAGAAAGCTCAGCCTGTCCATCTGCGTGTTGCGGGCGCGGATCGCGGCCCCCGCCACCCCGCCGCCGACGACCGGCGCTCTGTTCCAGACGGAGCTCGACCGGACGAGGATCAGCTCGTCTACAAGGCTTTCCTTGCTTTCGTGAATCGACTCCGCGCCGCCTTCGTAGCCGAACGTGTCGCGCACCTTGTTCGCGATCTCGTAGGTCGCAGGCGTGTATTGTGCATCCCGAAACGCGTAGCCGCGCAGGATTTCCACGTCGTAGATCCCCGGCCCGAACGTCGCGCGGTCCAGCTGGATCGCCGCCTCGTCCGCACTCATGATGACGTTCTGCACGTCGGTCGACGAAAGGTTGCTGCCGGTCACATACTTGTCGCCGCCCTCGCCCGCGTCGAAGTAACTATCCGCGCTCCAGTCGTCGCCCACCGGCTCGATCTCCTGCCCCGGTGCGAAAACGCGCGCCTCGACCCAACCGGTCCGCGCCGCCGAGGACGCGGCCACCGGGCCGTCACGCCAGACCAGCTTGATCGTCGCACGGCGGGGGCCAAGGATCGCGTCGCGGAAATGCAGCTCGGGCAGATTGATCCAGTCGCTTTCGCCGCGCTTGCGGATTCTAAGCCGCAGCGCCACCCGCAAGGGGTCGTCCTCGTCTTTTGTGCGGGCCAAGGCGCGGAATTGCAGCCCGATCCAGAACTCGTCGGGCGCGTCGCGGGTCGCCACGAGATGCGGCTGCGGCAGCGCATCCAGAACGTTCCCGGTTTCCGCCTGCAACTGGCTCTTGGCGTCGTCGCGGACAACGTGGCCACGGATCGTCGAGCCCGAGTTGGTCGTGCGAGCGTAACGCTGCACCAACGTGTAGGGCGGGTCGCCGGGCCAGCCCTCGCGCGTCTCGATCTCAACGCCCGCGATATCATCGACCGAGGCGTCGCCAACGCGCGGCTGCTCCAGACTGTGTGGACCGGCCAGCGCGCAGACCGCCTCGACCACCTCGTCCTGGCCCGAAAAATAGATCAACGGCTCGATCACGAATGGCGGAAAAATCTTGCGCGTGCCAACCACACGAGGCAGGGGGGTATTGGGGCTGAGCACGTTGCCCTGCACGGAGGCCGAGCCGAGTTGCGATGTCTGGGCGTCGGGCGACCTCGGGATGTTCGGGGTCGGGGCCAGCGCCTGCAGCGCACTGCTGCCGGCAAGGACGACCGCAGCACCGGCCAGCTTCCCGAACAAGGTCGCGCGCGAGACGGTCAGCCCGGCATTGGCGAGGCCCGTGAAAACCGAGTTGGACACCAGCGCGCCAGCCCCGAGCAACGCGATCGAGGCGACCACCGACAGCACCTGCTTGCCGCCGCCCTCTCCACCCATCGGCGGCGCCGTCACCGTGATTTCCATCGGCCGGCCGCACGGGCGCGGCTTGACCGCCCGCCACAGGCGACGCGGCACGCGTGTGCCGTTGAGGTACACCGCGTCTTCGTCGTGGCGCGGCCACCCCTCGGGCAGCCCGCGCAGCCGCGCGACGATCTGCTCGATGCTCTCGTCGCCCCGGATCGGAACGACCTCGGGGCGCATCGAAAACGGCTCCCGAAACACGGCGTATGCCTTAGACATGCCGGAACACCCCGCGCACCCGGCCCCGGATCAGCGGCGAATCCAGCGGCTCCAGCACCGTGTGCGATGCCTCCTCGACGTGCAGGACGTGCCCCTGTCCATCGGCAAGGCCGACATGCCCGAAGCGGCGACCGGAATGCAGCCCCATGACGATCACGTCGAGCGGCGCAGGGGCATCGACACGCCCAAAGCACGCCTCTCCATGCGCCATGCGGCGCGCGATCCGCAACCGCTCGTGGACAGACACGTCGGCATGGCGCGGCAGGTCGACGCCCAGAACCTCGCGATAAGCCGCCACGACGAGGCCCCAGCAATGCCAGCCCGTGAAGTCGTAGCCAGGGGCGAATGGCACCCCGACCGCCCGCTGCACGAACGCGTCGAGCGTCATGCGAAAAGCCCCGGGAAACGGTCGCTGGTCGCCCTGAGGCTCGGCCATGGCTCCGTTGCGATATCAACCAGCGCAATGCGCGCCTTCAATTCGGCCACGTCGGCGCTGACATCGTTCAGCTCGAATTGCCGAAACGCGTAAACCTCCGGCGGCGATCCGGGCGCGAGCGGCACGCGCGGCTCCACCGACAGGTCGAAATCCGCGCTGGAATGCGCCACCGCCGTGATCGTGGCGCGCGTGCCGGCGGTGTCATTTTCCAGCGCGGCGGAAACCTGCCGGCTGATGTTCTCCATCACGATCTCGGCAGAGGGCGGCGCGTCGCTGTCGGTTACCGGGCTGGCCTGGAAAGGTGCCGCTGCGTAGGTCTTGCCGTCGATCTCGTACTCGAAAATGTCCGACACGACGCGCACCGTGCCCACGATGTTCGGGTGGTCGATCTCGACAAACCAGACATGCGCGTGCGGGCTGTCCGGGCGGTCGTTGTCCTCTGCAATGCTGGGGGCAAGGGCGCGTGTCACAGCGGATACCCGATGATGCTGAGCGTGCCGGCCGGTTGCGATTCCGGGATGTCGCCTGCCGCGAGGGTTTCCTGCGCCAGCGTGATCGCCGTCGTCGTCGCGCGGCGCACGAGATAGGTGCCTGCAACCGAGGGCATGTCCGCGGCGGTGCGCAGTTGCTCGCCGATGCCGTAGATGTCGTTCGCGTAATCGGCGACGAAGGCCGGCAGGATGGAGTAGCCCTCTCGGGCGTAGGGGCCAAACCACGGCGACACCGGCAGCATCATCATCTCGACGTTGACGATCGCGAGGCCAGATGTCTCGAAGCGCCGCGAATAGGGTTTC